CAAACATAGTATACGAAAGATTAAATTTCTCAGCGTCTAGTTCTTTCATCCATTTTGATAGTTGATCCAGATCCCATTCGCCTGCACCTTTATTGGCTGAGATGTTCGCAGCTTTTTCCATTGATTTAGTCCAGAGTACTTCTCGATAAGAGAGTCGCTCACCGTTTGCGATAACATATCCTTCGGCGACGGTACCCACTTTTGTGGGCTTGGAATACTTTTTCTCAATTGTGATTTTAGAATCTTTAGGTAAAGCCTCTTTACGTTGGTGCCCGCCGACGAGATGATTTGTTTTAATATTAAAAATAATACCGCTTAAATCTCCAAACTCTGCAAGAGATTTTTTAAGCATCGCAAGCTTTTCATCCGTGACTATTCGCGGATTTTCGGGGTTGGCCGACAAATCTTTAAGTTGTGAAGGCATACCCCAGTTATTCGGTATAAGCCCGTGGTGAGTCAAGAGGTTTCTGCCGGGACTTTCTGCGGGGTATCGTGCGCGCTCCGCGTCAAATGGGGTGTTAAACGATAACCAGACCCTATTTTAGGCCCTTCCAGAACAAATCACTCGCTTTAGGGCGAAATAGCCGTCCCGAGAGGCGTAACCATCGAGAGACATTCCCGCCGGTATACTTTCGAGCACAGGCGAGAATAGCGGTGCGTTCTTCACTATTGACTTTTAAAATAAGTATCCCTTTTTTTAGGCTTTTCTTTTTCTTCACTGTGGACCATCTCCCTTTAAAAATAACTCCTGTAAGTATTCGGCTCTGTGTGCTGTGTAGTACGGCTCAAATGCGGTTTCAATTTGAATCGGTGACGCCATCATGATCGACTCTGGGTACCCGCCAACGTTGTTTGTAGGGTTATGCTTGCGAAACAATAGACAATGCCCCAACTCATGAAACATCAAAGTTTCTTTTCCGATATCATCCATGATGGACCAACTCTCTTGATCAATTTTTATCATCGGAGTCTGATTCGGGTTTAAATCGCATTCTCCGTCCTCAGATTGGGTCAAGACATTCACCCCATTTGAGTACTGGATAATAAGGTCCGTAATAACAAGCGGTGGGTCGTTTGGCTCGGCCACACTTTGACTTGCTTGAATAAACGCCGTCACTTGAGGTTGAAAGTCCGCAGGGATGTTTACTTGAGGGGAATGCCCGCAACCAACACAAGAAACAAAAAGCGATACAAGCAAAAGGGTCCTCATTTGTTCACCCTCTCGAAATATCTCACAAGAATCTGATCTGCAAGTTCACGAAATTCAGGGGAACGACCTTCTCGTACATAATCGGCTTGAAGCTTCATCAATTCGTGACTGAGATAGTCTTGAACTTCTCCCTTAAGATTGGCTATAACTGTATCAATTCGACCGACACAGATACCTTGCGTAAGGGCTTGATTTAAATTCTTTGCAGCCATTTTGGTACACCTCCCAATTCATAATATAAGTATACCATAGACCTAGAAAAAAGTATATACCTTTTTAATAAAAGAAAAGGGGCCCGAAGGCCCCTGTTTTTATTTCTTAAGCAGTTTGAGCGATATTCTTCCATTGACTCGCACCGAGCTCAATAATGGCTCCACCCGCGCGCTCAAGTTCGGTCGCCGTATCATACGAGAGTGTTACGTCTTGCGCAGCTCTGGTGAATGAATTGGCTAAACCCCATTGAGTAAGGCCTGCGCCTTCATTGCCCGTCATAAGGGCTGCGAGAATACCGTGTTTGATTCCTTCACCTTGGGTTTTCGTGGTGTTCATCGCAAGCTCTACCACTTGCTCAAGATCGGTGTTCTGGATTTTTCTCTCAGCCGCTTCACGCATTTTATTAACGGCTAGATCGAAATTCTCTGGTTTTATCGCGTTTAAAAAGAGGTCTCTCATACCAGAGAAGAAAGCAGCGTCTGACAGATTTAACGTCTTATCCGAGAAGAGTTCCGCGGCTTCTTCCCCACCACTGATTGCGCGAGTAATATGTCTCGCACTCGATAACTTCGCTCCAACCATCCCGTTAAGGCACGACAGTCGGTAGATGAAAGTTTCAAGCTTAAATTCGCCTGCGCCAACGTCGCTATTTGATAAGACAATCCCGAAATTAACGGTATCACCCACTTTGATGTCGGCTTTAACTTTCGGCGTGACCGCTTTAACATAGAGCCTCTTTTCTGTAAGTTCTGATGACTGAACCTCAAACCCGTTATCGATCAATATCGGTAGATTGGCTTCAAGTAACTCAAAATTACCTAATCCACGTCGAAACTTATCCGACACAAAAGCACGAACGTTACCGTCCAGAGTACGGATCATTCGTTTTTCACCCCGACTTTTCTCAACCTGAGATTTTCGCTCAAGCCCGTGGTTAACGTTCTCCGCGAATAGCTTCGGGTTCTCTGTCTTTACTCGATCGTAGTATCCTTTAGGTATATCCGTGTAGTTTGCGAGCTGTCCACTTGACCAACCGTTTAGACCGTACTCATGAGTGGATCCGTTAGAGAAAGAAAGCTTACCATTTGTACCCATGGTGAGTTTAGACGTGGGGACTAGAAAATCTTTGGCCGTGTTTTGTACCCTTTGAAGTTCTGTGGCGAGTTCAATAAGAGATTTACCGCGACGTAAGTGTGACATTTTTTACTTCTCCTGTTTTTAGCTCGGTCCCGATTCAGGGGCTGGTCCTCTAAATCGTCTAAGCTTAGAAACAGTATACTATAGACTTTATTTTATGTAAAGAAAAAAGTATATACCTTTTTAAAGACCCCATTTCTTATACTTTGAAAGTGTTCTTGTCGATATCCGCTCCCATTTCGTTTTAGCGTCATGACAGATTTTACAAAGCCCTTGTAGCTGCACCGACGGACAAAATAGGCGTTTAATAAAACCCTCATCCACTTCACCCACGTTTACGGTGTGATCTATCTTAAGCGCCGGTGTGCGGGCTCTACACTTCTCGCAACGCGCGAAACCGTCCTTTCCGGTACATCTCAACACCACAAGTCTCCGAGAATGGGACCGATGCCACACCAATCGAAGCGCCGACCTGATTTTTCGCACTTCATAAGGCCCAAGACCGTCGAATTTCGCTATTTTCGTCTTTTTCTTCATCTTTCCCCCCTTTTTGTGGTGTCGCTACCCCTAAAATCGATCGCGCCAAATCGCATATAAACGATTAGACGTTTTTGAGCGTCTCGCTCCAAATTTTCAAATCGCATATAAACGATTTGATTTATAGGATCGATTATACGCGATTTAAAAGCCCTGGTGTCAGGTGTCACGCTTTTTTTCTCACTCTCCCCTATATATTATATACTCTCTCTCTCTTCTATTTATTATTATAACTAAAGAGAAAAAGTACTGTCACCCGTCATCAATAGAGAATAAATAAATATTTTCAATAACTTGGTGGGTGACAGAGGGGTCCGTCACAATCCGTCACCAGGGCCTTCCACCGTCACCCATTCGTGTTGCCTATGCTCGGGAATCACTCCGTCTACCCGGATGCAAGAGTACCCACGTTGGTGTTTCGTCCGTCTAGCACGGTCTTTCATTTTAGGGTGTTTTGAAAGTCTGCGGTAAAATTCATTTTGTCGATAAGCATACTTCTCTTGCTTTAAGTAAAGCTGAAAAAGGGAGAGGGATGTATAGAGAACAGATTCTTCTTTCAGATTTTGTAGTTCTATAAAATGGACATAATTCTCCACCCACTGAAAGACGTTACACGATTCTTCACGCATGGAGGTGAGGGCGAGCTGAGATTTTTCGCTTACCGTAAATCCGTTCTGTGACTCAAGACGCTGCCAACCTTCCAGAGCAAAATTAAAAATGCCAGAGAGTTCAGTTAGAAGTTTATTACCCATGTTCTGATCTTGTTCTTCAGTTTTTAGTTCACGCTTAAAGGGAACAATCAGAGGGCGGGATAACATCCCCACGGAGAGGTCTTTTATATCGGGCACTTGGTTGTAGGTCATCACAAGCTTCGCTCGATTTGAGAAAACATAGGGGTCGCCGAATTTCTTTTGCGCAAAGATATCCCCACCACCGGTGAGATTTTTAAACGGACCACTATCTGATAACTCCTTCGGGGAAGTTTCTTCAGAGAAGTTAGCAAGTTTACCGTCTAAGTACTCGCCTGCAAATCTGTCCTCGACAAGCGCTTTTATACTAAGTGTTGAGTAATTGGGGTTACCGATCAGGGCTTTTAAGACCGTAATGAAAGTGGACTTACCGTTTCTACCCGCACCGTCGAGCCAGAGGGCTTTATGGTACTTATATTCGCCTCCGCTGATAATATAGCCCATAAATTCTTGCAGTATGGCGATAAGCTTAAAGTCGTGACTCATTGTCTCTCGTAGCCACTTTATAAACAGCGGGCACTCAGCTTGTGGATCGTAAGCATACGGGAGTACCGCTCTGAACCCGAACTCCGGGGAGTGGGGAGAAAGCAGAGAACTAAACGGATCATCGTTTCGTAAGTCCACCACTCCGTTTTTAAAATTAAATTTACCTTCAGTAGTGTCGTAAAAGAAATTTCTTTTAACCACACAGTTAGCCACCACTTTGGTGAAAAACTCATGCCTTATTCTGTCAACCGGGGAGGGTTTAAAATGTTTTTCAGCGAAACTTTTTATCTCAATAGGTGTGCACTCTTCGAAATGGGTGCCGTTAAACCGATAAACCGTTTTCATATCTGCTAAAGATTTATAGGGATGCAGATGCTCGAAATACTCTAAAAGCCGTTGATGATGGTATACTAAACCGCCTTTCTTACCGAGAGAGGAGAAACCCTGGGCTCTGTCTTTTACAAAAAGAGGTTCTAGCAACTCAGAGGCTTGTATTCGCGCCGCTTCGTCAGATAATAAAACGGTCTCAACCACTTCGTCGAATTGAAGTCTTGCATCAAAATCCTCACGTACTTTTTTCAATGTGTAGTTATATATCCAGTTCGCAGCTCGGGCGCGCGAGGTGGTGCTCGCGTGATCGTAAGCGGTTTTACCAAGCTCAAACCCGGGGTTAGTTAGCACGCTCATTATAGCTTGATCGGTAAAATTCTCCCGGACCATTTGCTTTGCGACCACAAATAGACCAGCACTTCGGTCCTCAAATCGTCCGTCTTTTAATAGATCCAACACTTCAGACGAAAGACTGCTGCACTCAATCGGTAGCCAATCGTTTGTAGGACTTCGGTCTATGGTTTTGTCCTTGTGGCCGAGGTCAAGTTTCTGTAATATTGGCTTAACCATGACATGCTTCCACGCATAATTGGCTCCAGTGTCGGGATGGGTGGAGGGCGGTAAGACAACTTGCTGCCCTTCACCCATAACGGCTATCTCCCAAGCGGGTCTTATTCTCCAGCCTTCTTTAAGTTCGTTCTCTGTTAGAAGTTCTTTTTGCCGAGCGTTTATGGCGGCTGAGGGCATCTTTACTTTCTCAAAATCTTTGCTCACTTTATATTTCGCAGGTAGCGCCGGTTTTAAAGTACCTATATAGATATGACTTGATCCGTTTCCCCGACCCGATAGCACTCGGGGGTCGTGCCCGTTCACCGTGGGGAAGAGTTCCGCCACAGCCTTCTCAGCCTCAAGTCGGTGTTTGGGGTTTGTGCTCTTTACATCGATATCAATTACGCCGAGATAGAGACCCCCGACCAAACTTGGAGTGCCCAGCCGTACACCCACGTTATACCCGGGTACGTAACTTGCCTTAAGTTCTTCCCACGATTTTCGGGGTCCCCGAGACCATCCGTTCTCCACTGGTGCTTTGCTCTTAGGTTTTAACCAGTGAATAGCGCATCCTAACGTCCATAGACGTTTTGCTTCCGTCAATACAGTAACCATTTTTATCCACCGCCCCTTAGATAAGTTTAATGTATTTGAATTTTCGGTTGTAACTTTTTGAAGTTCGCTTCTTTTTTCGAGCGCTAAAGATATCCTCTTCACTAAGTTCACCTGCGCTTAGAGAAAGCAAGCGCTTCACCATCGCGGGGCTGGGTATACAGAGCCCGGTATACCAAGCGGAGACAGTAGCTCTATGCTTTAACCCCAAATCGCGAGCCAAAGCACTAGAGCCCCCTTGGAGGTCTATCCAGTCTTTAAGTTTCATTTATTTTCCCCCTCAAAAATTATTTGCTTTACACGATCTAAAACCTATAATATTTTTCTGTCAAAGAATAATAAATAAAAACGTTAACACGGACGAAAACGATAAAAACGGGGGCAGTAGAAAAAGTTTTGAATATCGAGTACAAATCCGGACAATTCATTTGCCGCTGTAGTTTCGAGGAGAGAGGTCTCCCGAAAGACGCTGGATTTTTTTGGGACCCGCTGAATAAAATCTGGTACACGACACATTACGGATCAGCGGCCCGTCTCGAAGCTTATCTTAACGATGAAGCAAGAACTATACTTAGCAAAAAGCGTTTAAGGATAGACTCGTGGACGGGCCCACTATCCGTACCGAGGACGGAGAAGCTTTTACCTTTTCAAGAAACAGCCGTACGGTTTGCGCTCTCACGTAACCGGTCGTATTTAGCCCTTGATCCAGGTCTCGGTAAAACCCCGATCGCAGCCGTAACGGCTGCCACATTAAATCACTTTAAACCTATCGCCGGAATTTATATTTGCCCACCATTTTTGGCTCTTAACACAGAGGCTGAGTTTTCAAAGTGGGCGCCGGAGTTACCGATAGCGCCGTTTAAGTCGGGTAAGCACAGTTGGTTTATGGTCCTACCGGACTCAATTCTTCACCGAGAAGTTATTCAAGACGAGATTAGAAAGTTCACAAAGCAAGTTAAATCTATGGGCTACCACACCGTTTTATTTGTAGACGAAGCCCATAAATTTAAAAATGACAGCGCTTCTCGCACAGCGAGTTTATTTGGGCCCAAAGACCGTCCGGGTGGACTAGCTGCTTTATTTGACAGAGTGGTTTATTTATCTGGCACCCCCATGCCCAATCGCCCGATAGAGTTATTTCCTGTCTTATCGCACTCAGCTCCGCAGACGATCGACTACATGAACCGTTTTGAGTACGGCGTAAAATACTGCGCAGCTTTTGAGAATAAATGGGGCTGGGATTTTTCGGGGGCGTCAAATATTGATGAGCTCGCAAAAAACGTTCTCGGTTCTTTTATGCTTCGGTATAAGAAAAAAGAAGTTCTAAAAGACCTCCCACCAAAGACCGAAGAGATGGTGCTCTTGGACGGAACTTTAACTCCCAGACTAGCTAAGATGTCACACGTCATCCTTGAAAAATTTAGCCCCGAAGACTTAATGAAAAACCAAATCCAACTTTATCTAGAGACTGACACTCTTCACCTAGCCACTTACCGGCGGGAGCTTGGGGTTATTAAAGCCAAAAATGCGGCCCGCTATATAGAATACTTATTAACCGAGTACGAAGATGAATCCATTTTAGTATTCGCCATCCATAAAGAAGTGGTCGCCATTTTAAAACAAGAACTTTCAGATCACAGTCCTCTGGTTGTGACGGGTGATACCCGTATGGAGTTGAGAAACGCCATGGTTCAAGAATTTCAGTCCCACCCGAAACGCAGGTTGTTTATTGGTAATATTCAAGCGGCGGGCACGGGGTTCACGCTCACCAAAGCTACGCGAGTGGTGTTTGTTGAGTTTTCGTGGGTACCCGCTGATAACGATCAAGCTTCAGACCGGGCGCATCGCATCGGGCAATCCGAGAATGTATTGGTGCAATATCTCGTTTACAAAAATTCAGTCGACAAAGCGGTGATCGAAACCGTGCTAAGAAAAAAGAAAGTAACTGAGAAACTATAGGAGAATAACGAGTAGGACTGAGAAGCTTACATATAATTATAAACCGAAGTTGCCTGCGAGGGAGAGGGATTGAAGGAAGGCTACTAAGAAGAAAAGTCGCTGAGATTGTGAATGTATAGAGATAAGGCAAAAGAAAGTGAGATGCGGAAACGCAATTATTATAAAAGGTTGGAGGAAAACCGTGAACGAAACAGAAAAAACAAAGCAAACCAGTTACTCAGAAGGAGAGACCAAATCAATGCCTACCAACGGGGATGGTACGCAAGAGACGCTGCCAGCGAAGCGGCAAAGCAGAACGCCCGCCGCATCCGTCGCTTACCCTATATTGGTATCAGAGCAGCAATTCGCGACTGTCAGAGAGGAACACTTGACGTCAATGAGCTTACTAAACTCATCAGGGAACGCTTTGCTCCGTGCTTTGGAGTCAATGCAACCGCCGGAAGGTTCAGGCCGGGTCGTAGGGGAATACACAGCCCAGGGAATGCGACAGATCTCAAAGAGCCTTTGCGACATCGTTCAAACCAAAACTCAAGTAATCAGGTCAATGTATCAGATAGCAAGAGATGAACTGTAACTAAACCAAAAAGGAGAAAATAGAATATGGCAAAATTAGAAATTGAAGTGCTTATCGGTGCAGCCAGTAAAGAATTCTTAGTCGATCTTACCGCAATGGTGGATAGATTAGAAGCCGCAGTCGGTAAAGTAGGGCCGCACTCCCCTGATGAAGTGCCCGACGTTCCGAAAACGGATAAAAAAACACGCACTAAGAAAGCCGCTCCCGTAGTAGAAGAGGAGCAATTTGACTTAAGCGCAGCGGGCTTTGAGGACGACCAATCCGAGACGGAAGAGGAAGAAGTGGTTCTTATCACAAACGATGAGTTCATCGCCCGTTGCTCGAAGAAAAAAGACGCCGCCATAAAGATGATGAAGCGCCTTGGTCTGAAGAATATTAACCTCATTAAGCCGCAAGACTACAAGCGTATCTTAAACGAAATTGGGGCGTAGAAATGGCAAGAACGAACGGCAAGATTAAATGACGAAGGAGAATAACTAAATGAGTATTATGGATAAGCTTACCCCGTACGAAAAGAAGAAAGTCGTAAAGGCTCTAACTGTTCGTAAAATGTGGGAGGCATTCGCTGAATCGGTCATGCCTCAAATTGACCGCGATTCGGTACATTTTAAGGAGTGTGAGAAAATGTGGTTTACAGGCTTTTCAGAGGGCATAAGAACACTGTTGGTATTGGTTGACCATATCAGTGAAGACGAAGCCTGCGAGAAGCTCTCAGAGTTCCACAAAGAGACTGAAGCCTATTACAAAGAGATGGCTGATCGCGCCGGAATGGTGGGGTTTTGATGAATCCCTATTCTGGAAAAATTGAAAAATTCACTGAAGAAGAATTGAAGGCTGCAAACGAAGCCTTGAAACAAAAATACGGCCAAGAGGCTAAACAAATGATTGGTCTCACCGATGAAGAGGCAAAAAAACTTAAACCAATGAATCGGGCTGAGCGTCGCAAGCCACTAAAGAGCGTGCCGTGAAAAAACAGAAAAAAGTCGGGAAGAAGAAAAAGCGCAAGCTCCCCCCTATTGCGGGCTGTCGAGCCGGGGGTGAAGCATCGCAAGTTTATAGCCCTAGCCCTAGCCCTACGGTTATCACGATAGACGATATTGTAGATAGCGACCCCATTGATGATATGGACGATGACAGTCATCACACTTCGGGCCCTGAAGAAGATGACGAGGGCTATTTTTGAATACCGAGAACGTGGAGAAAAAACACGCCACTTTTTCAGCTTCAGGGAGTGAGCGTTGGCTTAACTGCCCGGGCTCGATTGCGCTTTCTGAAATAGCGCCCCCGCAAGTGGATAGTCGCTACGCGCTTGAGGGCACGGACGCCCACACGGTGCTTGAGACTATTTTAAAAAGCAAAAAACCTGCAGCCACCATTCGGATGCTGAAGAAAAGATATCCCGACTCAATGGTGGAGCACGGAGTGGACTGCGCTAGTTATCTTTGGAGTACAGCAAACGGGCCCGTGTTCTCAGAAACTAGAGTGAAGTTAGATTTTGTCTCCGCGGGTATGTTCGGGACAGTGGACGCTTGGTTTGTGACGGGGAATATTTTAAACGTGTTTGACTATAAATACGGGGCGGGTCGTTTGGTGCAGCCAGAAAATAACACCCAAATGATTTATTACGCCCTGGGTTTAGCCTACGGTCAGAACTTTAATTTTGAAACCGCGAGACTAATCATCGGTCAACCCCGAATAGCGCACAAAGAGGGAATATATAGGTCCTGGGACATCAGCATGAAAGATCTTAAACGAAGCGCTTTCATGTTTAAAAACGGGGTGGAGGCATGTAAAGATTTCTTTGCACCCCTTGTTCCTGGTAGATGGTGTTATTTCTGCCCGGCAAATAAGTTTTGTCCGAAATTAGAATCCGATAAGTACTACGACGCTAAAGACGTCTTTAACGATTAACAGGAGAAGAAAATGGCCGACCGAGAAAAAATGCCGAAAGAATTGAAATTATGCACCACCCCCGATTTTAGATTAAGTTTTGCTCACGTTTTTAAGCCCACCTCTTTTAAGGGCCAACCTGAGAACTACAGTATCGTGATGCTCTTTCCCGAAAAAACGGATTTTAAAACCAACTACACAAAAAAAGGTAAAGGCGTCTCCATGCACCAAGCGCTTTTAAACGCAGCCATTGATAAATGGGGTGAGAAAGATGCTAAACGGATGCTGGCCAATAAGGAGTTAAGGCTCCCCTTCAGGCGCGGGGATGAGAAACCAAACACTGAAGGATATAAGGGGATGATCTTTATCAATTGTAAAAGTAAAGATAAGCCCCAAGTGATTGACCAAAATTTAAATGTTCTCACCACGGACCAAGAATTCTATTCCGGCTGCTACGCAAGGGCTTTTCTATCCGCCTACGCGTATGATCAAATGGGAAATAAAGGTGTGGCCTTTGGCCTACAGAATTTACAGAAAATGGGTGAGGGTAAGAAATTCTCAGGCCGCATGAACGCCGATGAAGTGTTCGACGCCGTCGAGGATACGTCAGAGAACGCAGCCAGCTACGAAACACCAGAGCGTGGCGAAGCGGTGGTGGATGAAGACGAAGCGGAAGCCGATTTTGGATTTTAATTTCGTTGGCTAGTAGCTCAGCGGAAGAGCCATCGGCTGTTAACCGATAGGTCGCAGGTTCGATCCCTGCCTAGCCAGCCAGTTTTTATAAACGTTTCTTTTCAGTCGGAACGTAGACGAGGCATTTAAGGTGACGTTCAGCTCTGAATGCGAGGAAAGAAATGGTTTGGCGCCCAAGCTTTTTGGTGTGGCAGAAGTCCCCCGACTCCCAACACACCAAAAGCTTGGCGCATTTTTTAACGAAAGGAAAGACAAATGACAGATCGTGAAATGCTACTTATGGCCTACGGGGCCCTGCGTGTGGTTGTGGTAGACATTGAAAGCTTGAAATCAGTAACCGAACTTGTTGAGCGTCATTTATACCCGGATAATTGTGAAAAAAAAGAAATGATCTCTAACACCAAATTTGAAAGAGAGTTTGGTGCTAAATGAGTGATGAAGAGGCAGAAATTCAACAACTCAGAGCGGTGGTGGAAAAACAAGCCAAAGAGATTGAAGAACTCCAAGCGACGGTGCTTGATCTTAAGGGTCGTCTTCTTCACGAAGAGGAGTTAGGAAATTGACTAGACTCCCGATTCACCAAAATCTTTATGTATATGATGGCAGAAGACAGTGCAGAAAATGCAGAAAAAGACATGCGCGAAAATGGAGAATTAAATATGACAAGACTTGAGTACATGGAGTTTCACCAATCGTGTTGTGATAAAATGGTTAAACTAACGGAAAAGAAAAACGCTGATTATTGTGGTAAGTCAGAAGACCCATTCAACAATTTCCGCCGTCGAGGGGAGCACGGCTTTCTTGTTCGCATGGATGATAAGCTTGCCCGGATTGAGAGTTTTATCGAAAAGGGTACTTACGAAGTAAAAGACGAATCGTTTGAGGACACTTGTCTTGATTTAGCCAATTACGCCATTTTACTTTGTGGATATATGAAAGCGAAAAAAGAGACAGCAACGTGACAGTGCCTGACGACAGTAAAATGCTCATGGATCTAGTGCGCGAAAATGAGCGGCTTTATAAAAAGAGCCAAGAGCTGAAAGATTTAATGCGCGAATTTAAAAAACATCTTGAGCGCCAATTAATGGCTCTAAGAGAAGGTGGAAATGAGGGTGGGGATATTCAGTACGGGCTGCTTACCGCCCATGAAGAATTGATGAACTATATAGAAAGACACTGGGGGAAAGTAATATGAGCGTTGACGAATTGGTGCCGAAAGAGAAATATCTCGCCACACAGCTAGCCATCTTAGACGTCGGTAAATCCACTCACGCTATAGATACACAGTGGTTCTTAGGGCACTTAGCGAATTTGAAAACCCAAGCCCCCAATATCGACCCCACCCTATACGCGAAAGCTAAAGTTAATATCGAGGCCATCGAGATGCTCGCTCAAAGAGTGAACGAAGTAAAAGCGGCGTTTCAACATGTCATCTCAGTTATGGCTCTAAGTCACAGAAATGAATAAATGCCCGCATCCGAAATGTGAATGGCTAAAAGCTGAGGAACAGTACGCGTGTAAAATGCATTGGTTTCATTTACCCATGACCATTCGAAAACGAATTTTGTACGGGCTACACAGTAGCCCTGAAATATTAGATCAAGCTCAGAAAGAAGCTTTGAGTTTTTGGAGTCGAGACGCTAAACATGGATGAGCAAAAGTACTGTATTCTTGACTATGAAACTCGAAGTGAAGCCGATCTGGTCAAAGTGGGCGGGTTTGAGTACGCAAATCACCCTTCGACACAAATTTTATGTGCCTCTTGGCGGGTTGGGACCCGAGAACAATTAGGAGAGGCGCTTAGGCATAAAATTCCACCAAGGGTCTGGTCATCAGCTTTTCCGAATTTAAGTCTTATTTCTGAATTAATTTTAATTTTATTAAATCCCGCTATAAAAATAATTGCGCACAATGCTTTTTTCGAACAAGTCATATCCCGTTTTGTTTTATCTAAATTTTCTTTAATGTACGGAAAAACATTACGACATACCCCGGCCCACGATCGGTGGATTTGTACCGCCGCCACAGCCGCTGCGCTATCCCTACCCCGCAGCTTAGAAAACGCATGCCAAGCTCTTAAACTTCCCATTCAAAAAGACATGATCGGACGCAGGCTTATTTTAAAATATTGTAAACCCCGAAAGGCTTCAAAAAATAATTCCGATAAATGGCATTCTTCAGCTCGCGACTTACGTCGAATAATGGAATATTGCCAATCTGACGTTGACGCTGAGACTCAACTTTTTCTAACACTCCCACCATTAAATGAGACAGAACGAAAAGTTTGGTTACTTGACCAAAAAATAAATTTCCGTGGCTTTCAAGTTGATAGAGAATTGGTGCATGCGGCGTTAAAACTTATCGCCGAAGAGACCAAAAACTTAAACGCAGAGACAACGGAGATTACTGGTGGAAAACCTGGCTCTACCACTCAACGTGACAGCGTACTTAAATGGCTTCACCGAGAAGGTGTCTTTCTCCCTAACCTTCAAGCAAAGACCGTTGAGGACGCCATTAAAGAAGGACTGGCCACCGGAAAAGCCAAGCGCATTCTTGAAATCAGACAAGCCGTTTCAAAAACCTCTACCAAAAAATACACAGCATTTGATACCCGTTCGCATGTCGACGGTCGGGTTCGTGACATTCTTATGTACCACGCCGCTTCTACCGGGCGGTGGGGTGGTAGAGGTGTGCAGCCTCAGAATTTCCCAAGAGGAACCATCGCCAATACCGACCTTGCAGCCGATATTCTCAAGCTCGGCAGTCTTGAATTTATCCGACTCGTCTATAGTAACCCAATGGCAGTGCTCTCAAGCTGTTTACGATCAGTTATTGTCGCACCTGAAGGACGAGAACTTTTTTGTGCAGACTACGCAGCTATCGAGGCAAGAGTTCTTTTTTGGGTGGCCAAGCACGCATATGGTTTAGACGGCTTTCTTAAAAATCGACCGATGTATGAAGAAATGGCGTCAGTCATTTACAACGTCGAAATCGAGAACGTAACAAAGCCTCAACGTCAAGTCGGGAAACAGTCTTTTTTAGGTTGTGGCTACGGGATGGGTTGGAAGAAGTTTAACGCAACTTGTCAGAAATTCGGAATGGAAGTGGACGAGGTCACCGCCCAACAGGCCGTCAACGCCTACCGCTCACTCCACAAACCAGTAGTGGAGCTATGGACTAACTTTGAACTCGCGGCCACAGAGGCCGTACGTCGTAAGGGCACCAAATTTAAGATCAACAGAACCTCGTGGTGGGTCGAAGCTATCCCCGGCACCCATGACGTCTTATGGTGCGAACTACCGTCCGGTAGGAGGCTCGCCTATCTCGGGCCAGAGATTCAATTCGACACCACACCTTGGGGGGATAAACGCCCGGTGCTTTACCACCTGGGGGTTAATTCTATGACCAAGAAATGGGAACTCTCTGGCACATATGGCGGAAAGCTTGTCGAGAATGTCGTGCAAGCGATATCCCGCGACTTAATGGCGGATAGCATGCTTCGCATCGACGCTAAGGGCTACGACCTTATATTAACCGTGCACGATGAGATTTTAGCCGAACGTGAAACCGGAAAAGGATCGCTCGAAGAATTTGAAAAACTAATGGCCACCACGCCCCCCTGGGCTGAGGGCTGCCCGATACGTGTCGAGGGATGGAAGGGACAGAGGTACAAAAAGTAAATGAAAATTTTTAACAAAGGAAATTCGTCTATGGAAACAATTGACTTTTTAATGATCGCGGTGCTGAGTTTTACAAGTCTCGTTTTTGTGGTGTATCTGAAGCATACGAAAATGGTGAATCAAGAATTTAAAGAAAAGTTTGAGGGCTATGAGGATAGCCTCACCACCACCAAGGGGCTTGTGGCAAAAACAGATGCTGACGTGAAGCTTTTTATGGGAAGCACTGCAAACATGCTGGTCGATTTAAATAAACGCCTAGACATGCTCGAACGTACTCCGCCAAAAATGGAAGTGCACTTTAAAGATATGCTACTTGTAAAAACGGCGGAAGAGTTACCGACGTATAAACCGCCATCGGGCCCCGAGAAACTAATTAACCGTTCCAAAGTTAAACCTAAAGAAAATAATTAAGGGGAAAGTTTCGGTACACTTTAAATGACAAATGGACGGATGAAGGACCGAGAGGCACCTACGGACTTTGGAATCCGCTTAATTCGTATAAGGAAGCATTGAAGTGAAGAAATACAACGAATGGATAGAAAAAAATTACAATCCTCAGACCGCTTACGGCAACTGCGCAGAGGCTGTTAAATTGATGCAAAAGGATTTTCCAGAACTGGTCACCACAAATGGGTTTGTTCATGACGTTAGATGGGGACAACGCGAGCATTGGTGGCTAAAAACTCCTTCTGGCGAGATTGTTGACCCTACAAAGGCTCAGTTTCCTTTCGTGATGGAATATGAAGAAATTGACGATAAACATCCGGCTAGAAATTTTGAAAGAAGTGTTTGTGCTAATTGTGGCGAACATTATTATATTGGCAAAGATTATGATGACTCGACGGTTTGCTCTTCTAAATGTTGGACGGCCTATGCTTCGTATTTGAATGCGTCAGTCCGAGGATAAAACAATGAAAGTTTACAAGAATAAAACTGCGGCGGCAAAAGCATTGAAGAAAACTAAGCCAGGCTCTTTTGTGTTTTATGTTGTTCCTATGGGTTATCATGCAAAAGACTGAGTTTGATTACATGACCGTGACCGACGATAAGGGATGCTTTTACCAAAAGGTGAAAATAACTAAAGGAGCAAAACATTATGACCTATGTTCCCGTTACACAGTACCAACGTTTTGTTAACGGTCTTGTGACAAACACTTGGACCTCACTTGATAACGGGGCGGACTATACAGAGCCCGGGTGGGGTGATCCGTCGACGTATCAAATAGTCGCGACCGTTCTCGGTCAAGACGTAGACCCTAATTGGGTAGCCCTAAGAGCGGCTAGAGATAATTTACTTTCTGCGTGTGATTGGACGCAGCTTCCGGATTCTCCTCTTGCCACCTTAGATAAAAACGCATGTGTCACATACCGAGCGGCGTTGAGAAACCTACCAGACGTGACGACTGACCCCACCAACATCACGTGGCCCGCAGTGCCTGCGGTGTTACAGTGAATTCCTCTATAAGTACGATTTTCTATAACGGCCTTGGGATGCTGGGGGAGACCGGATTTTATATTACTTCAGCGGTTATCGTTATCTGTATCATTTGGTGGGCTTATTGGTTTGGGGGCCCATACCCCTGGAAAGGTAAGGGAAAATGACTTACAAAGATCGATTGAGAGAAGTGGAGAACTACATCGCGCACTTAGAGGCACAAGGTACCCCCGACGCGAACGACATTGTCCGAAAGTTTCGTCGAGCGCTTAAAAAATTAAACCGGCCTTTTTGGTTTTGGAGGTACTTTGGCCTTAAGAGTAGGCCTGCAAAACCCACATCCCGGACACTTTAGCCATTCCGGTTTTGAGGGATGACATAACAGAAACGCCCCGCAATCGGGACAAGCAAACTTTTCTCCGCCCATGATTTGATTTTAACAGAACCTGACAGATTTATTTACAAGTGTTTTTGAGTAAAATGGTCTCGAAGTCTGCTCGGTTTACACAGATATAATTCTCAAACGCCGGATCGGTGCACCCGATTGATGTTTGCCCTTTTTGGCCAAAGATCGAGGCCGTCGCCGGGTCCCCCATATATACCGTCACAGGGGACACGGGACTAGACGCACAGCTATTGAGCAGTGACAATACTATTAACCAGAGTGGTAAGAGCGGTGGTGTCTTTGGTGAGTCTTGCATCTTTAAAGGCCGCCTCAAGTTTAACGAGATGATCTTTTTTCTGTTCATTATTTAAGTACTCATCCCAAAGTTTTTTAAGTTCGAGAAGTAAGCTCAAAATAGCGGGTAGGCTTTTCATCAGGCCTACGATTGAACTCATTTCGGTGGTGATACGTTAAGTG